AGTATTTTTTCTTTGGATTCCTTGCAGAAATTCTTCTTAATCTCGAACCCGTAGGCCCTCCGGTCACATTGTGCCGCAGCTAAAAGGGTAGATCCACTGCCGGCAACCGGGTCAATAACCACATCACTAGGGTCGGTAAAAATTCGTATTAATCGTTCGATTGTTTTTACCGGCTTCTGGGTTGGATGTATCTTCGGCGTCTCCATATCTCTAATCCAGTCCATGCAATTGAATATCATCCGGCCTTCATTATTGAACTTTGGGAGCTTATCGCGGTATAGGATAAGGGCATATTCACAGTTCCCTACCACACGCATGTTTGCTTTCAATACTTGCGCACTAAAGTTTTTCCTGAATACAAGATTTATATACTTATTCAATCCATATTTTGGCGCCTTCCGGATTAATTCAAATTGCTGCTCAAACTCGCAGAACACAATCATACATGGGGCCATTCCTGGTTCTTTTGGTTCTTTCATCAGCATAGTAGAACAGAAGTGCAAGAACTCTGTAATGCGAAAATCTTTATCAGTATCAAAAAATTCCTTTCCGGCCAGATGGCTTTCACCGTTTTTATTATCACCGTCAACATACCATGAAGGATTTGATGCATATGCATTTTTTGAAATATTGAAAGGAATATCTGCTATGATCAATTGCGCCTTTGGTATGTTATACCTACGGTAATTCTGGAAATGATCATTAATCAGAACCGAAGCGTTTATTTTTTCCTGGATCATTTGTTTTTTATTAAGCACCGGGCCGGAATTGACCCGGTGCATTTTGTTTCCTGGAAATCCTATCTCTGTCATGTGGTCGCTCACCAGGGCGTTATTGCTTCCACCGGAAAACGGAATATCGGCATCTTCCATTTGCTCTTTTTCGGTTACCGAACCTATCCGACCTATGAATGTCGGCTCTGTCATAAAAGGTTGTCTGGAAGGAAGGAATCGAACCTTCATATTTATTGGGTTTTGCGGGCTTCTACCGCGCATTGTTCCTAAGGCTATTTATGTGCTTTATTTCACCTCGAACTCCCATGAACCCATTGCGTATACCAATTTCGCCACTTCCAGTGTTAGCGGTCTTTCCAGCCAGGTCAGGCGAATATCTCTGCCATGTCCGAATTATAATCTCGGTAACTTGTGACCATGGCAGGATTCGAACCTGCAAACGCACCGAAACGATTCGGGTATTGCTCATAAGGCTCACTATATCTCGTCATATTGGCCGCATATACCAATTTCCGCCACCTGGTCATTTCCCGGCACTTACGCGGCCGTATTGCGGGCTTGCTTCACTATAATCGGCTTAACATACTCTCATGCCCTTTGGGCCTACAGTGTGTCCTTTATACGACACAAGGGAAAGAATGCTTAGGTATTTATCGCTTCTTCATAAGTTGTACCAGATGCCAACCTGGCCCATACCTCCGCAGCGAATCAACCGCCAGTTTATGTTTTTAATTGTTTTATAATCTCGCCCCCATAACTGTTTTTGGTTAATTCTATGAATTCATCTACGGTGATTTTTTTGCTTAAATCAAATTTATTTTCTTTTATCCAATGTGATTTTCCTGATTGGCAAGAGCCGGTAAGCGTTGTATGCCACTCGTAGAATAGTTTAGCGCTGTATTTTACTCCCCTTTTGAAAGTTTCATTGAATGATCGGATGCGTTCTGAAATGTCAAGAGTTGAATAGTATTTATTCTCCGCATCCCTTTTAGCTTCCTTTAGGGAGTTGCCATGAGCAAAACATCGATTGAATTTAAAAATAAACTGAAGTGAGGTTGATAAATCTGCAGTATTGATGACGGAAACCTTAGCATACAACAGGCTTTTATTTACCGATATGAAAACACAAGGTATACCATCAATATAATAGACCTTTCCACCTTTATATATTTTTAGTGATATGCCATCGCCAGAGCCAGAGCCATAGCCAGAGCCATAGCCATAGCCAGAGCCAGAGCCATCGCCATCGCCAGAGCCAGAGCCAGAGCCATAGCCAGAGCCATCGCCAGAGCCATCGCCATAGCCAGAGCCAGAGCCATCGCCATCGCCAAAGCCAGCGCCAGAGCCAGAGCCATCGCCATCGCCAAAGCCAGAGCCATCGCCAAAGCCAGAGCCAGAGCCAAAGCCATAGCCAGAGCCAGAGCCATCGCCAAAGCCAGAGCCAGAGCCAGAGCCAGAGCCATCGCCAGAGCCAGAGCCATCGCCAGAGCCAGAGCCGATTAAGAATTTTTGTATTAACTTTTCCATGCCGGAACGCTATTAAGTGATTTGATTGCTTTTTCGGTCATCGGGTGAAACTCGATCAGGTTGGTAACAATGCTCAAATCTGTATCTTCCAATTGCTCCGAAAATTTACATGAATTAGGATTTGTAACGCCCTGCTTAGCCAGTTGCGATACGTCTAATGCTCCTTTCCAATAATATAGCCTACGAAGTGCATTAATGCCAATCGTTGTTCCTTCAATAAAGGCAATCTTTCCCATGAATACGCCGGCTTTGTCCGCCCGGATAATGTAGAACTTGTTCTTTTCAAACTTTTTTTGTTTCATGATTTTTATATTTAATTAATGAATAGAAATTAGTTTTACTTAGCCATCCGGTATTTGGATACAATTTTTCCGGAACCGGTTTTAAATGGCTCAGATATGATATTATATCCGCATGCGCGTAGATTATGAATCCGGCCGGATAATCTTAGGCATCCGAACTTTTCGAGCGCCTGAAGCGGGGTAATGGTTTTACCAGACATGAGATGCTTTAGAATTAGCATATTCTGGCTTCTTGGGCTTGCTGTTTTTATTGTCATAAAAATTGATTTATAATAATCATCTTTATTTCCCAATAAATTCATCGATCCATTATTATTAAATCGGTATCAATGGATAAATCGTTTTTTGTTAATACTTCCGTTGACATAGAATTATATTTTCTTGAGTTTAGATAAAGAGATTTCTGATTCGACAATGGTGGCGCCTAATTGAGTATCATAGTGCGCTAAGGCGATATTATCCCTATACAAAAGATCAATGGACTGCTTAACTATTTCCCCGGCATTCTGTAATCTTTCTGCAATGAGGCTGCATATAGTTTCATCTTTGAATATCTCCATTATTGCAAGCCGGTGCTTTTCTTCTGTGGGGCGCGGATCGTAGGATATAAATAATGCCTTATCCCTTTTGCAACACATAATATTAAACTGAACCTGAAAGAAGTATTCTTCACGGTGTTTTTGAAGCCATTCGTTCCCTTTTCCAGAAAGCGACGCAATTAGATTTTTTGCGTGTACGCCAGAATTGTAAGGACATTTTACTTCAACTACATATTCATCGGCTATCCCGTCCGGGCTGCCCCCTGAAAAGCTGTTAAAAGGGAAAAACTTTGGATTGGCACCTCCGAAATATTCGACCTGCAGGCCTGTTTTTTCTTCAAGTGCCATTATAGCCTCGTTTTCATGTGCGTTTCCCCATTCGATAGCGTTCATGCCGGTTAAATCTTTGCATGGAACTCCGGTTATTATTTCGGCTATTTTCTCATCCAGGTAAGACAATGCGGTTTGTCCGAAATATTCATCCTTACCGCGGCCAGACTTCATGATCTTATGAATTTCGGATGCGGTGATCTTGCCTAAGCGTTCCGATTGCCAATCGGCCAGTTCTTCAAACATGGTCTTATTTTCCATTTATATAGGCATTTTTAGCAGCTTCCGATTTTACTTTCTTTTCTTCTTCGGACATCGGTTCTGGATCGAACAGGTCTTTAACGGTGCTTTCACCGTTTTTAATGAGTGAAACCATGCCCCGAAGTATGCTTAACTTATCAAGATCTATATCTTCAATCTTTTTCAATTCCAAAACAGCAAGAATTTGCTTTTCCGTCACGCCTAAGGTATTTAAATACCAAATTGCCTTATCGCGTCTTGTTGGTAAGGTTTCAGCAGTTCCGCGGGCTACTTGCTTAGCCTTTTCATAAATATCATTTACAAGTGCAAAGGGAACGACTTTAAACACAGCATTCCGGTATGCTATTGCACAGGCGGCATTTCCTGTAACGGTTTGCATATCTTCATTAAATGTCTGGCCTTGCTTATCGGTAATGCGCCGTTTAACCTCAACGGTTATACTATTGTTTGTTTCAAGATCATGGCATATTCCCTGCGCTGTGATAGTTTTCCCATCATTGGCAATTACTCTTGCTCCGGCACGAATATTGCCATATGTAGAACAAATTATCTCTGCCAACCGGACACTTGCGCCTTCGAGGCTTTTACCTCCTCTGGGTAATGCATAAGCGCATGATTGTGCTACTTCTTCGCTCACTGTCGCAATGCTCTCTGCTTTTTCCAAGAATGTCTTTATTGATCTGGGGAATGCTTTAGCTGTGCTGATTTGAACGTCAATCTCGGCTTTCGTAATAAGAGAGAGGGCTGCTTGGTCGGTTTTAGTGGTGATAATTTCTTGACTTTCCATGTTGTTGATTTTTTAGTTGTGAATGATTATTTTCTTTTTCTTATTTTACGCAATTGATTAATTAATGTAAATCCGGCATATTGCCCCGCAACCATGAGGCCGACCGCTATTATCAGCTCTTTCATATAACTTCAATGTGTTTTAATATGGATTCCTCAATTTTTTTCATGCAATTCCGGTCAAATAATATTTGGTCGCCATCTTTATCGAAAATTAACAGTTTCGATATTGTCAAATCCTGTGATACCACTTGTGCATATCCCGGTTCCTCGTACACTTCAGCCCTGCCGGATACAGTGAAATCAAAGAAGTAATCTTTAGTCTGTTCATTCAACGATTCATGAACTACGCCGTCATTCTCATAGGCATATATGTCCGGAATCTGGCTGATGACATCATCTACAAGCTTTATTTCTGTATCAATCATGATGCTGAAAGTTTACTTGTGAAAGAATATCGTTAGCAATTTCAATTCTTGATGGCAGTAAAAATGACCGTTCAGCCATGTTAATGTCATATTCCAAACAATTTATGTAAATAGGAATTTCATTATTTGTTAAGTGTGTAAATTCGGTTTTCAATCTCTTTAGCCAGGTGTTTCGGATGTTTGGAAAATCTGATATTCCGAAAGTACCGGCCCACAAAAGCGATGTATATGCTTGGCTTACCATTATCAGGAAGTCCACGTATGATTTCTGTGCCAGTATCATAAAGAGAAATTTGTAGTTAAAGATTGCTCCTTCAGGAAGGCCGCTATGTTTGGCAAATCAGGCAATGCCTGCTCTGCTTTTTGATTCAGATAATCTGATAAGTCATAGCAGATACTATCCTCGCTGTTCCGGTAGAAATATTGGCCCTCTGAAAGATTTTCATTCCCGGTACGCGCTCTCAAAAATTCAAGGAAGTGCCCAAAATAAACTACTGATTCGCGGTAAGGCACTTCTAATGGATCTTCGCTTTCCATCCAGTGCTTCACTCCGAAAGAATATTCATCTATCCAGCAAAAGCTGTCTGCTTTAATTTTTGGTGATTGCATGCAATCACTTATCTTTGCTTTAATAATCGATACATTTTCCATGTGTGTTGATTTTGTGTTATAATGAGCTCCGGAGGTGTCCGGGGCTTTTTTATTCAATTAGGCGCATTCTATATTGATGCGAATAGGTTCTAATCTTTGCAATCGTTCAAGGGCTAAAACCATTCTGCTGATAGAAAAATCAGGATGATTCCCCCGACGTATAATCTCATTCACAGCCTCTCTATAAGGAGAATCCCCTTCCCGGTATTTTACAATCAATTCTGATTTAGCGCTTTCTCTTACCGCTAATACTCCCCTGTTATAATTATGCCTGCTGAAAGAATCATACAGATGCTCCAGCTTGTTATAGGATATCTGTGACATTTCCGGAATCCTACATCCGTTTTCTGCAAGAATCTCAGCGAGACGCGTGTGGAAAGTTTCGTTAGTCATTAATTGCTTGTTATTCTTTTTGCCGAACTGATTATTATATCTCCATTTTTGTACGCTTCAATATCTTCCCGCAAGTATTCTATATGTCGTCCAGCCTTCCTGCAAACAATTTTACCTGAATACCGTAGCTGCTTCAAGCGCTCCCTGCCGATTTTTAAGTGTTGTGGGTCATCCGGATTCATGATGTCAATAGCAGTCATCCATCTTGATGGTTTATAGGATTTTGCCAACGGAACCAATGCCCGCTTTAAAAATTCCAGATCATTTAGAACCTTACGCCATACATCAACCGGAACGGATATCATGTCGCTCATGGAAGATCGCTTTACTTAATGCCAGATTTAGTTAGGAATGCCTCAATCTTATCAGCCTTTTCGATTTCTATTTGCTTCCCTTTTAAGGCGCGGTAAATTGTATGCGGATAAACTTCGCTCCCATTGATTAACCGCGTTATTCCACCTTTTAGGACAGAAATCTTAGTTACCCTCCTTTTCAGCGTATTAGCCCTTTTTTGGTCTATTCTTGGTTTTGGCATTGTTTATTATATTTGGTACTTAATTTTTTATTATGGATGATCTTTTTTCTGTTTTAACTCCCGGATTTTTTGCAAGGGAAGAACTTGTGAAAGCCAACCTCGAAAAGCTTGTTCTTGAAATTGATCAGCTTAAAAATGAATTTCCTTCCAAGCCTGAACAGTATTCCAGTATTATCGCCAATATCCTTTCTGTGATTAGTTTCTTTAATCTGAAATAATTCCTGCATCATTTTACCCATATACCACCCCATTCTGATTTTGTAATCAATGCCAATTCTTTCCACACCTCTATATGCAAAATGGATGCAATCCTCACCGTGTACCATGCTTGTATGCATGAGCACATCATTTATTATGATTTTGCGCTCTACGTAATCAAAACCTAATTCCCGATTTCCATCTACATAATGATTCTGATTTATGATTTCGATTTTTACGGTATCCGGAACAAAAAAACTTGCTTGATATATCTATCGGATCATTTTGCATTGTTATTTGAATTTTGTTTATACCTTTGCTCCCTGTTTCTTACTGTTAATTGCAGTAATTATTGTGTTGTGGTAACAATTACAATGCAAATATACGACAACTAAGTTGTCATTTCCAAATTAAATGAACACTTTTTTGCCATTTTTTTATTTTAAAACTATAAATAAATGATTGACAAGGTGTATTTTAAGAAATTGAGATTAGGTTTAGGTTATTCTCAAGAAGATTTTGGGGATGCGCTTGATTTAAGCAGGAACATGATAGGAATGATCGAACGAGGAGAAAAGCCCATCACTAAATCAACAGAAGCAAAAATAAAACTTCTTTTAAATGAGAAAGACAACTTAATTGTCAATGGTAAATTAGTTCATGCTCCAGAAGGGAAAGTAAAACGCCGAATAAAAAATAAAATTAATCTGGACAAAATACCTCTCCATAATGTAGATTTCGAGGCTGGCCATGGTATAGAGTTTTATGATGATATCCGTAACAGTGAACCTGAATATTATATGGATGTCCCCGATTTCGCCGGATGTACAGCTTTTAGAAGCTATGGCAAGAGCATGGAGCCGCTTATAGATAGCGGGGCTATATTATTTGGCACCAAAGAGGAAGACTGGCTTGATTATCTGGAATATGGTCAGATTTATGGCATTATATTGAATAATGGCCGGCGCTTGCTAAAGAAGGTAAAAAAAAGTATCAAAGGCGATGAATATTTCTTACTCGAAAGTGCCAATAAAGATTTTGATAGCAGGGAAATACCAATCCGAATGATCAAAAGTGTATGGTTAATTCATGGCTGGCTTAATAAAAGAACTTAAAATGAAAATTAATAACAACTTCCCCTCTTTAACCACGGAAATGATAGAGGGAACCGAATGCTCTTTATTCGTTGATGAATTTACAGGTGAAAAAGAAGTCTCCTTTTCATTGATAGCATTTAAAAACTCATCGGGAATTGATTTTTTGAGATTAGATACATCGGATATAAGCAATCAAATTAAATTGAGAATTTTATTGAAAGCGACTCCGGAAAACATTTGGATAGGATTTTGGCTTAACACTAAAGAATTTCCCTTAAAAAAAGGAGATGATATCATATTTCTTTTTGAAGACAAAACGACTTTAAAATATACTTTTATCTCTGATGGTCCTGATTCGGTAAACATCGCAAACATAGAACTCAGCGCAGTAAAAAAGTTTGCGATGACAAACATTATAAAAATAAGAGTATCAAATAATAAGACTCATGAAAATGCGGTTTTTTCCTTTAAGGGTTATTTTGGATTACGTGGATTTATAAAAGATTCTGTAATTCAAGAGAGCGAAAGTCAAGGGCAGGAACTATTTCGATACATGACTTTATTATTTATAAAAACCATAGCAGCAGAATTTCCAAACTCAATTTATTCCTAAAAATCATGAATACAAATTCCGACACTTTTTACACCTATGCGGTTGTAGCTATAATTATATTAATAGTGGCAATCATAATTATCGGAAAAGCAATATCTAATTATTGGTTCAAGGTGAGATATAGAAATCGCCTACTTGAATCCCAGGTATATTTTTTAGCTATGATTGCCGAAAAATCAGGAGTAGCAAGAGAAGATATAAACGAAGGATTGAAAAATGTCTTTTTTGATTTAAACGATAAAACAGAATTATTAAAAAAAGAAAAAGAAAAATTTGATATAAAACAATGATCCATGAAAAACGATATATCACCCATATTAGACACCAAAGAACTTGCAGAAATAATTTTTGAAGACATCCGGCATCCCGGTAATTTAATTCCATGCTGGGAGGTTAATATAAATACCAAGTGGAGAGCCGTCTTTAATGAGCATGACATTTTTATTCCGCCTTCACATTATTTGCGTATGGTTTCATTTCCCGATACAGGAAGTTCTATAGATCATTTTGCTATTCTTCAAAAACGAGTTGGTTCGACAATTTATGCGGCTATAACAATCATCGATAAAGCCAAAAATTTCGGCTACTATAATTTGATTGTAGTATCTGAGAGAAAGATAAAAGATAAAGACGATCAGGGAAGTCCATTTATGCTACTAAAAGACTTAAAAAACGAAGATTTAGGCGAACTGATTAAAGAGTATCGCCTACCTGAAGAATATCGTTTTTCAAATGATTCAATCATTTGGGATACATAAACAGAATCGCAAACAAATAAAGGAGCCAAGGTCTCAGTTTTCCGTTACCCAAAATTTAGAACACAATACAGTAAAGCGTTTCAGGAGGTCACATGCGTCCCGTCCAGTCCGCAGAAAAAAATCTGCAAAACACAATACAGGCGCTGAAAGTAGCGCCTGTATTGCATTTAAGGGAAAGT